TGCCGCACGTCGAGTCGTTTCTGGCGCGTGCAGTGGTCGAGACCCCCTCACCGTCGACGTAGCGAACACAAGCGATATCAATTCATCGCTTGTTGCTCGTGAGTGATAAGCTCATAGCAGACAATGACCCGCGTTTCGCGTACTCTAGTTCTTGTCACTCGAACTGGCGTCGCCGCCGACCCACCCACGCGACGCATCCCTGACCAACAGCCCATCGTCTAGTACAGCACTCCGCGGGACCGACCCCACGGATCGTGAATGTCTCTCTTGGACACGGGTGCCCTCGCTCTCACGACGCAGGCTCTCAACGACCTCGGTCTCAAAGGAACGCTCGCGCTTGTCCCATCGTGGCAAGTTGGGCTGGAGCAGCCGGCGCCGACCGATTTGGATCGGCTGGCGAGAGAGGGTTACCGCAACAACGAAGTCGTCTACGCGTGCGTGCGCGAAATTGCATCGACGGCGGCAGAGGTCGCGCTCCGGGTCGTCGATGGCGACAACCAGCCGCTGCCCGACCATCCGCTCCAGCAGCTGCTCGATCACCCGAATCCTGAACTCTCGTCCTTCGAGTTGATCGAGGCGCTGCTGACCGACCTGCTGGTTTACGGCAACGCCTTTCTCCTCAAGGAGCGCGATTCCCTCACGCGCGCGCTGCCGCGTTCGGCCGACGCCGGCGCAACGGGGCGGCCGGGCGATCCCCCACCGTCCGGCCGCCCGGTGGTGGCGAGTGACGCGATTCAGGCGCTATGGAAACTGCGCCCCGATCGCATCCGCATCGTGCCCGGATCGCGACGGCTGGTGCGAAGCTATGTGCATCGTGTGGGCGAGCGGGAAATCCACCTGGCGCCACGCGATGTGATCCATTTCCGTCTTGCCGATCCGACGAGTGACCTCTGGGGCCTGTCGCCGATCCAGGTCGCAGCGCGCCAGATCGACACCGATAACGAAGCGTCGAAATACGTCGACGCGTTCTTCCGCAACGCCGCCGTGCCCTTTGGCGTGATCAAGTTGAAGCGCACGCTGCGCGGCGGCGAACCCGAAGCACGCCGCATCGGCCAGCGCTGGACGGACCGTTTCCGCGGCTTGCTCGGCCGTTTCCAAATTGGTGTACTCGATGCGGACGCCGAGTTTCAGCGCATCGGCCTGACCCAGGAGGAGATGGCGTTCCCTGAGTTGCGGGCGCAGACCGAAGCCCGTATCTGTGCGGCGTTCCGCGTGCCGCCCGTGCTCGTCGGTGTGAAAGTTGGACTGGACCGATCGACGTTCAACAACATGGCGGAAGCCCGCCGCTTTTTCTGGGAGAACACGATGCTCTCGCTTTACCGGCGGGTCGAGAGCAAGTTCGCCGCAGCCCTCACACCGGAGTTCAGCCGGCCTGGCGACACCGTGCGCGTGTGCTTCGATTTCAGTGCCGTGGCGGCGTTACGCGCCGTTGACGCCGCATCGAGCCAACGATCGGACGTGGCGCCATGACCACGATCACCGGCTACGCGGCGACATTCGGCCGCCCGGACCAACAACAGGATCTAATCGAGCGAGGAGCGTTCCTTGCGTCGCTTGAGGCGCGCGCCGACCGTGTGCCGTTCCTGTGGCAGCATCAGATCACCGAGCCGATCGGGCGCATCGTGGAGGCGCGTGAGGATGCGCGTGGTTTATGGTTTCGCGCCGAGATCGCCGGTACGCGCCGCGGCGGCGATGCGATGGCATTGATCGAAAGCGGCGTCCTCAGTGAGTGCAGCATCGGATTTCTACCACGGCGCGTGCGCTTCGAAGAACGGTCCCGCCGCACCGCGATTCGACCGGTGCGGGTGATCGAGCAACTCGATTTGATCGAGATTAGCTTGGTGACACTCGCCGCCAATTCCGACGCGTGTCTCCTTACCGTCGACGGTCGCATCCAGAAAGTCATTGCGGCGCGCCGCCGCCATCAGTTCGACACAGGACCGCCAGGCAAATCCGCCGCCGATCTGCGCCGGCGTCTGCGAGTTGCCGTGCCCGTGCCCTGAGGTCCGCGCGACCCATCCGATGCGTCGTGCGACGCGCAGCCAATCCGATCCAAGTGTGAAGGAGACCCTGTTCCATGACCGAAAACGCCTTACGCGACCACGCCCGCCAAACCATGACCGAAGCACGCAGCATCCTCGAGCAGCACAACGACAGCGACGAGCCGCTAGCGCCGGAGGTCGCGGCCCGCGTGGACGCGCTGATTAGCCAGGGCCGCGAAGAGTGGCAGACCTATGAGGCGGCGCTCGCCGAGCGCGACCGGAGACATCAACTCGACGATCTGGAAGGCGCCTGGCAGACGTCGGCGATGCGAGCGGCGGACGGCTGGACGGACCCCAATGCGGCCGGTGGCGACCCGATGTCCGGGCCGACAGCAGGCGCCGAGCAAGCGGCGCTCTACCGCAAGGCATTCGAGACCTACGTCCATCGTGGCGAACAGGCCGTGCTGGCGATGGGAGCGCCATACATCAAGGCGCTCACCGAGGGCACCGACAGCGAGGGCGGCCATCTGGTTCCTTCGGATTGGCAGCAACAGGTGTTGCGGGGAGCCAGCGCACAAGCTGGGCTGCGCGCCCATGTCACCACCGTGCCGACGAGTCGGGACGCGGTCGAGTGGCCGACCATCGAGGGCGCCGACGACATCCACGCGAGCGCCGTTCGTCGCACTTGGGTCGATGAGCAGCCGGCCGAAGGCGCCGCCGACACTGAGCCCACGTTCGGCTCGATCCGCATCCCCGTTCACACCGCGATGCTGACGACCAAAGCCAGTCGCAACCTCGTCGAGGACAGTGCGGTGCCGTTCACCGACATCCTCGCCGGCCTCTTCTCCGACGAGGTGCGTCTCAGTGACGAGCAATCGTTCCTCACCGGCGACGGCGTCGGCAAGCCGCTCGGCTTGCTCAACACCACCGGCGTGCCCACGGTGAACAGCGGATCGGCATCGGCGATCACCGCCGACGGTTTGCTCGACTTGTTTTACGACCTCCCCGGGCAATACCGCAGTAATGCCATCTTCGTGATGAGCAGCGCCACGGAGGCGTCCGTTCGCAAGCTGAAGGACGGCAACAGCCAGTACCTCTGGGTGGGTGGATTCGCCGGTGCGCCGGAGACTCTGCTCGGGCGGCCGTCGCTCAGCTCGGAATTTCTGCCCGCCATTGCCGCTGCCGCGACGCCCATCGCCTTCGGCGACTTCCGGCGCTATGTCGTTGCCGACCGCGTCGGCTTCGCAATCCAACGCATCGACGGCGACCAGCAATTGGCCGAGAAGAATCAGGTCGGCTTTGTGGGCCGACAGCGGGTCGGCGGCCGCGTCGTCCAGCCACGCGCATTCCGCCTCCAGAAAATCAGCGCCTAACGCGCTCGGTAACCAACCCACGACACCCGCATTCGGTCCACGGCCAGCCGTGGCAGGAGGAAATTCCGTGACCATTCAAGAAGCACTCAAATACGACGACGGCCAGATTGATCCGGACGCGTACAGCGCCGGAACCGTCAACGGCGCCTGGGTCGCCGTCGCCGACTTTCAAGAGGCGGCCGCGATCTTGATGGTTGGAGCAATGGGGGTGAACGCCACGCTCGACGCCAAGCTGCAGCAGGCCCAGGACGCCGCGGGAGCAGGCGCCAAAGACGTGACTGCCAGCGCCATCACGCAACTTACCGAGGCCGGGGGCGATGGTGATGAAATCGTCACCATGCCGGTGCGCACCGCCGGGTTGGATATCACCAACGCCTTTACGCACGTCCGCATTCAGGTCACGACCGCCGTTGCCGCGGTTGACTACGGCGCCGTGATGATCCGCGGCGGCGCGGGTCGACAGCCACAGACCAACACGTAGCGGATCGGTCGCACGACCATATAGCCAAGGAGTTCCCGTCGATGCCCGCACTGCTCACCGCCGCCGATGTCCGCGCTCACGTGGAGACCGCTCTTGATAATGCAGCGCTGCAGGTCGTTATCGACCGTGTGGACGCGGATCTCATACGGCGGGCGGGACCGCACAGCGGACCTCTCACGGAAACGATGACCGGACGAACGATGTCGGCATACGTCAGTCGTCCGATTACGTCGGTCAGCTCGGTTCGCGAGGACGCCACCATGGCGGCGGAAACACCGGTACTGAGCGCGACGGACGAGTATCGCCTTTGGCCGGCCGAAGGTCGCATCGAGCGGTTGCCCGCCGGCACACGTTTCGCGGCGGTTGTGGAAGTCGTGTACACGCCCGTCGACGAAACAGACGGCCGCAAGCGGGTGCTACTGGAACTGGTGCGTCTCGACCTCGCGCAGAGCGGTCGAGCCCAAGAGCGCATCGGATCGGACTACCGCTACCGCGGGTTGAACTACGAGGAACACCGCGACGCCCTCATCCGTGAGGCGCGACCGTTCCTCGTGTTGGAGTAACCGACCGTGATTAGTGCTTTGGTCCACCGTTGCACCATCTGGCAGCCGACATCGACGCCAACGGACGATTACGGCCAGCCCGCACCCGCCGGCTTTGCCGTTTCGGCGACGGATGTGCCTTGTCGATTGAGTCCGCCGGGAGCGGATGCGCCGACGGTATGGGTCGAGGCGACGATTGCCATCGCAGCGGGCGACCGAGTCGCCTCTGTACAAGACCCAAGCGGCAACGCCATCGATAGCGGTCCGTTCGCCGTCCAGGAAGTCGTTGCGGTGGTCGGCCGAGCGGTGACATCACATCAGCGCCTCAAGCTGCGCCGGCTAACAAGCATCGACCAATCGTGAACCGTCGAGAGAACGAGAGCTTCATGACCACGTTCCAACTCCGCAAATGGGACGCCAAACCGACGCTCGCTCTGGTTGAGCGGCGCGCGGAGGCTTGGCTGACCAGTTCGACGGCCGTGGCGACAAATGCGGCACGGCGGCAAGCCCCGGTGCGGACCGGACGGTTGCGCGACTCGATCGTTTCGGTGCCGCTGAAACGTCGTGGCGGTCGGACGACGGCCGGCGTGTGGGCCCAAGCGCCGTACGCCCTCTGGGTGGAAATCGGCACGCGCCGCATGCGGGCGCAGCCCTATCTGCGTCCCGCGCTTGAAACGGTGCGTGATGCGGCAGCCGCCCTGGTCGGACAGGTCCGTGTCGGCATTCGGGAGGGCCGATCGTGACGCTTCCCGTCGATCCGCTGGCAACGCTCATCGCGTTCCTGAACACTAGCGCCGATCTCACCGCGCTCGTGGGCACATCGATCTACGGCGGTGACCGACCCCAGCAGGCGAGCGGATCGGCACTCACGCTCCAACTCAGTGGCGGCGGCCCGCATCCTGATCTCGCGGTGTCCGATGTTCTCGTGGACATGCACTGCTGGGGCGGCGTCGGCCCCGACGGGCCGCACCGCGCCACCAGCATCTGGCGAGCCACGCACGCCGCCTTAAACGTGGCACATCGGTCGGTCGCCGGCGCTCATTTGCTATGGGCCGTCGAAGAGCGTGGTCCCACGTTGCTGCGCGAACCCGACAGCGACGAAGCGTTTGTCCGAGCCACGATCCGAATCGCCACCGCCGACGATCCCACGGCCCCTTAGACCGCTCAGGAGGAGCACATCGCATGAAATTACTAATCGGCTCCGGCGTCCTCTACCTGCACGCGGAGGGCACCGCAATGCCAGCAATCGACGCAGACCCCGTCGCCGCTGGGTGGATCAACCTCGGCGCAATCGAGGGTGGCGTCACCGTCGACCGCGAGCAGACGCTCACCGAACACTATGTCGACGACGAGACCGGGCCCGTCGAAGTAACCCGGTCGCAGGAGTCGCTGCTGATCACCGCCGACCTCGTCGAACCGACGCTCACCAATCTGGGCAAGGTGCTCAGCGGTTCGGCTCCAACATCGGCCGCAGGGCCACCGGCCACGGAGACGCTGGGCGGGTATCGACACTCCAGCGTCGCGAAACACGCACTGCTGTTTCGGGCGGGCTCCCCGGAGGGGCCCGGCAAAGTCGGCCAGACCTACCTGCCGCGTGGATACTTCGCCGACAAGCTGGGCATGGCACACCGCAAAGATGAACAAACGGTCATCCCGGTGGAGTTTCGCGCCTTAGTCGACGCGAATGCCGCGAGCCAGGCGGAGCGATTCGGCGTCACGGTCTACGCGACCTAACACCAGTGAACAGGATCGATATGCAGACCTTCCTTGACCTCGATGCCGGACGCCTCCCTCGACTGATCGTCCGCCTCGACGGCCGCGACTTCGAGATCCGCCGACCGGAAAGCCTCCCGTTGCGCGACGCACTGCGACTCGGCGAGCTGCTCGCGAACATGACGGACCCACCGGCGCATCCGGATGATTTCGACGAGGCGGTACTGGAGATCGTCTCGCTCGTCGCACCGGCGATTGCGAAGTTCGTGACGTTGGAGCAGACGATTGGACTGGCCCGAAGCATTGTCGTGTTTTACGCCGAACACCTGTCGCAGACGATCGAGCGACTCGGCGCAGACGCGGCGGAAACGCGCGGTAGCGTGCCCCCTTTTTTGATCGGGCCCGGGCCACGCTCAGTTGCGCCCAGGTCGCCGCTCGTTACTACATTGGGATCCGCGAGCAACTACTAATGCCGATCGCTGAATGGGCACTTTACGTCACGGCCCTTCCCCGGATGGACGCCCTCCAGGCGATGCGAGATGCGGAAGCGGCGGCCCTGCCGTGGCTTTCGCCGACAGACCGGCGACGCACGTGGAACCGCTGGCAACAAATCGCGGCGGGTGACACCGGCGCGCGGTACCCGTCATCGTCGCTTCCACCCGATGGCCTGGCGATTCGGCGGCAGGCGAGGACCAGCGCCGCAGCGCCCAACACGATCTAATCGCCACCGACCCACGGTTTTCGAATCCATTTCGCGCCCCGAGCAGCGGGCGTGCCGACCACTGGTAAGGCAATTTATGGAAATCGCGGACGCTGTTCTGACCTTGAGCACCGACGACAAGCCGCTGCGCGATGGCCTAAACGAAGCCGAGTCTCACGTGCGAGCCGCCATGGAGCGTATGCAGGACGCGTTTCGCACTGTGGCATCGGTCGCGGGCGCGGACGGTTCGGCAAGCGCCGAAGCGGCGGAGGCGACGGCCATTCTCGTCGGGCTAACGCGGGTGTTGATCGGGTTGGCTCCCGTCGGGTTAGCGGCCGGCAACGGGTTGGGCATTCTCTCCGCCACGACCGGCGAGTTTGGCACCGCAACACTCACAGCCGCCGGCCGAATTTCGACGGCAACAACAATCATCGGCGAAGCCGCCCGGAGACTATTGACGCTCGCCCAAACCGCCACCGTGCTGAGCGCATCCGCGAACAGCGGGGTTCCGAGCACGCCCGACGGCGACGGTTCGACGGCCATCGGCGCCGATCCGGCCACGGGCAAGCCGTTCACGGCTTCCGACGCCCCGGCGGCATCGCGCCGTCAAGCGCGGCCAGGCTCAGCGGTCGTTGGCGTACTCAATGTGACCGTCGAACGGGAAAACCCGCGCGCGATTCAAGTCGGCATCGAGCGGGCTATGCAAGAACTGGCCACACGCGCCGACCTTGCCGGAGCGATTGACTAATGCGAGTTGATTGGACCCCCGCTGGAAGCACTGCGCTCCGTCTCGACGAGAACGGCGGTTGGACGCTGCTGCAAATCGGCGGACACGGCGCACCCGATACTGTGGTGCATACCTTGGGAACCCCGGACCGCGATGAGCGACTACCGCTGCACGCCGCCGCGCAGCCACGCATCGTCAGACTGACATTCCTGATCCAAGGGACGACGCCGGCCACGTTCGAGACCAACCGCGAGATGCTCGCGACGGCCTTTGCCCCATGGCGCGACGCCAGCGCCAGCGGCCGGCCCGGCCTGCTCAGTGTCACTCTCACCGACGGACGGGTGCGCACCCTGCGCGCGTTTCCACGAGAGGGGCTGGCGTGGACGAGCGGGCGACGGCGCGGCAACCAGACCGTGGAGTCGATCGTGCTGGAAGCGCCCGATCCCTTTTGGTTCGACCCGACGCCGGCCAGCGGTAACGCCGCGGTGCAGGCCGCCGGGAGTTTGCGTTTCGACGGCGACACCGAGCTCGGTTTCCCCGCCGCGTTCGGCAGCGACTTACCCAACGCGTCGACGACGATCACCAACCCCGGCAGTGCCCGCAGCTTTCCCGTAATCGAAGTCGCCGGCCCGGTCGTCAATCCCAGCCTCCGCCTCGCCTCCAGCGGGCACGTACTCGCATTTGACCTCACCGTGCCGACAGGCCTCTCGCTTCGCGTCACGAACGGCGCACAGCCTGATGGCAGCGTTGATGCGCCCGGCGCCGCATTGATCGACGACCTCGGCGGCGAGAGCAACGTGCTCGGCACCCTGCGGACGGGATCGCGCTTTTGGGCCCTCGGCCCCGGCGACAACCGTGTGGTCTTCGCCCAAGACAGCCCCTCCACGGGCACCGTCTACCAGTACCAATTCTTTCCGCGCGATGTCGCGATCTAGTCGGGACCGCGGGGCAACCGACCGGCGGACCACGGCGTACAAGGAGTAACCGATGGCAGAAGAGAGCTTTCCCTTTCAGGAATTAGTCGACGGCGACCGCACGGTCAGTGCGGCGCTGTTCGCCAAGCATCTGGGCATGATCCGCACCGCGGGCGCGATCAAGAACGTCGACAACGAGCTCGCCGTCACGGAGTCATCCCCACAGGCGATGAGCGTCGACCTCGACACCGGCGCCGCATTCGTTGGACTCAGCGAACTACGGAGTTATCGCATTACGCTGGCGCGCACCCTACCGATCGCCGCCGCCGACCCGACCAATCCGCGCCACGACCTGGTGGTGCTCGACATGGACACGGCCACCACGCCCAGCGACACGCGGCGGGTGACGGCGCTAATCGTGCAGGGCACACCGGCGGCGTCACCCGTCGATCCGACGCTCCTCCAGACTGAGGCACGCTACCAGTTGGTCATCGCGCGGGTGGTCGTCGGAGCGTCCGCCGGATCAATCACCAACTCAGACGTCACGGACCTGCGGACGTTCAGCGAGCCCGCCAACATTCCCGCGGCAGGCACCACGTCTGCCTACACCATCAAGGCCGCCGACGAGACGGTTAACAACTCCGCCACACTGCAAAACGACGATGACTTCGCGCCGAGCCTGGACGCGAATTCGGAATACTTCATCGAACTGTGGTTACACGTCGATACGAACACCACTGCGCGGTTTAAGTTCGCTTGGGACATCCCTGCTGGCGCCACGATTATCGCCGCAGGCGTTTCCGTCACGCGCGCCAATAACAACGATACCGGGACAGAACGCCAAACCGTTGACGCAACGGGCGCTCCTATTGCTTTTGCCTCTGGGCAACCTGGCACTGCGTATCTCTTCGCGACGATCACGACGGCCGGCACTGCGGGAACCGCGCAATTTCAATGGGCACAAAATACCGCGAACGCCAGTGACACAAAGGTGCTGGCCGATTCCGTTCAGCGCGTTACGAAGGTGAGCTAACCATGGAAAGAACACGATACATCCACCGCCTCTCCG